AGTACCACCATATGCACCATCTGCAGTAGCAATATCGCCCTGTTGGTGAGCTTCCGTCAAACAAAATTCTAAAATTTTCTTAGAACCAGGAATTCCCGGTGTTTCCATCTCTATATGTACGACTTCGTCTTGACCGTTTACTTTAAATTCACCAACCATATTGTCTGGTTCTTTTATAATCATACTCCCCATAACAGAAGGTGAAAGTATACTTTCTATTATAGTCATTGAAAGAAGGCAATGCCCCATGTTTTTTGTTTCTGGACCAACGATAATAATTTCTTCATCTTTAGATTTTATCTTTCGTATGGATAATTTTGAGATCGCAATCTTATATCCTTCATCATGTGTATATGCCATATTAAACCGCCTTTATAATATCGTTATATATTTAGTGGTTCCTGGTGGAACCGTATTATTTATCAACGAAGTGAATTCCCCAACCACAAGACCCATCGTTTGTGGTGTCAATAATTTAATCTTTCTCTTCTCATCATTTTTTCTGATAATGTCTACCCCTTTGCTAATTACTTCAATTCCACTATTTACGGGCATATCATCAGTAATCCATTTATACAACAAAGTTGCGGTCAAACCACACAAACTTCCATCACCTCTATAAAAGTCACCAGTCGTTCCGTTTGGAGAGTTTCCGTCAAACATTGAATATGGATTCAGCTCATCTTTATTATGATATTCAAAGAATGATAAACCATCCTTTATAGATTCAGATTTTCTAATGATTCCGAAAGTTGAACCTTGTGTTGCACAATGCGGACCATTAGGAACAACTCCCCTAAGACCATTATTATATCCAGCAGTAGGACCTAAAATTTGCGCGCAAGCAGTTCCTCCTATTGATTGAACAGCGCATGCGGTCAACCCAAATCCATGCACCTTCGACCAATCTTCACCATCACGACTATAAACATAAAATTCGTCATCGTTATTAAATTCACCTTTTGATTTTTTAGATGTAACATCTATATTATGAAAATATGGATATGATTTGTCTACAACTCCCCATATATTCACATCTATTGATGCCGGTTGGTCTACGTCTCTTTTTACTATGATGTCGCCGGATTTTATATCCAAATCATGCATAAAATAATAACTCTTACCGTCTAAAAATTCAGAAAATAACTTATTGATTTCGTTGGATGATTTTACCCAATCATTATTTACGTCAACGACGCCATTTGAAAGTAAAATTATCCACCACAATGCACTATCACCATAGACATCGAATGCAACTTGATCTGGTGTATCACCATCATTTACAACATAGTTCATGAAATTTGTTGATGTGTTTAGTGTTTTCTTTGTGAATGCAACTCTACGAAACACATCTTGCATTCGTACAGTAAGTTTGCCGTTCTCTGTTGAAAATTCATAATCTATTTTTGGAAAGTTTTTAAAATACATTTGCTATCTCGTTATGAGTTGGACACTCCACCTTGATCGCCACCATAAACATCCGAACCTGCATCTGTTGCCATAGAGTATGGCAATATACGAGTATAGTCGTTTGTTGCAACGGCTTGTGATGTTTCTAAAAAACTCAGTTTTAATGTAGTTGCAAGAGGAAATCCATCCTTGAGTACTGCCATAGATCCGTCAGTTAGTTGTGTTGGTGAAATTGATACACTCATCAAGACAGAAAGAAATTGATCCATGTGCCATCTCCAACTACCTGATTTCATTGGATTGGGTGGAGGATTGTCATCATTAATATGAGCGGTCGGAAGTGCTTTTGGAACCGCAAAAGAAACATCCCACATTGGTGGTGGATTTACTTGTTCATTCCCGCGGACACCCAAGTACCCACTGGCCAATCTGGGATATACAGACGCCTGAAAAGATCTACAAATCTTTGCGATAATAATACCATCACCCTTTTGTCTGTTTATTAAATTCCAAGAATAATGTCTTTGTCGTAATTGAGGCATCTTAAATTGAGCCATACTCAATTCCATCTGTTCTATATCGAGGGCCGCTCGTTTCCCAGAACCAAACAACCCGAACGATCCAAGGTTTAAAAGGGCACCACCTATCTCACCAACACCACCCCTGACATCTGCATCTGTATATCCCCAAAATCCATCATTTGCACCCTGATCCCATATTGCCGTATCAGTAGACACGACACTAGGATATGGTAGATAAATATCATGAATAGATCCAGAATCTTTTGACGATTGTGATTGGTCGTCTAATGTATTTTCAAACGGTCTTGCAGCAAATCGCATAAAACCACTACTAACTTCATTGGTTGCCCAAACACCCTTCTGTGGATATGTTTCTTTGGTCATTGTATTTTCCTAATATTATTTAATATCATATTATATTTATACGAAAGTTCATAAATAAATCATATGGCATATAAAACTAAATATAAAATAAAAAATAAAGATAAATACATTGGTGACCCATCCAATATTGTTTGTAGGTCTTTATGGGAACGGAGAGTGTGTAAATATCTCGATGAAAATGTCAATATCTCAAAGTGGGGAAGTGAAGAAGTTTCAATCCCATATTATTCCACCACAGACAAAAAAATGCACAAATATTATCCAGATTTTATTATAAAAAGTGGAAATGATATCTCAATCCTTGAAGTTAAACCCAAAAAACAAACAATTCCACCAAAAAAACCAAAAAAATCAAGAAAAAGTTACATAAACGAATGTATAAGGTATACAATAAACCAAGAAAAGTGGGAATCTGCAAAAGATTTTTGCAAAAGTCGAAATTGGAAATTTATAATACTCACAGAAGATGATATTCTTCCATAAATAAGTATAGAGAATAAGCATGGCCGGATATCATAGAACAATAGACGATTTCAAGACACTCCTATCAAGAGGTGGTGGTCTGTCAACACCAACTAGATATGCTGTGGAAATTATGGAGGTGGGGGGTGAAGGTGAAGTGGAATGGAAGGGTATGGAGGGCAGCGGCGGAACTAAACCAGCATCAAGCAACCTGTTTCACCCAGAAAACATAACACTACCATCAAGATCATTTTCAACTATTGCAGACACACATTTTGGTCCAGTTCGTCAATATCCCCACAGAAGACAATATAATTCTGAAATTGTAATGACCTTTATATCATCGGAAAATCAGTGGGAAAGAAATTATTTTGAACAGTGGATGGATCTCATTATTGATAAAAATAATAACATAGACCCATACTCTTTGTCCAACATGTCTGACAACATGTTTATTTATGTTTTGAACCATTCAGATGAAGCAACTGGAAAATTTAGCTTAGATGGAGTATATCCATCGTCCATCATACCGGCAAATTATGGATATGGAATGATAAACGAATATGCAAAATTTCAAGTTACATTTAGATACAGAGATTATAAATTTGAAAGAATATAAATTTAAGGAGATTATATTATGAGCATAGTAGATATTTTGAAAGAATCAACTCCAAAATATACATTGACAATACCGTCAACAGGAGAAGATAAGACATTTAGACCATTTTTAGTAAAAGAAGAAAAGATTCTATTGATTGCGAAGGAATCCAATAATGAAATAGACACAATGAAAGCAATCAAAGATTTAGTTTCTAATTGTGTTGAAGGTTTGGAAGATGTGGAAGATTTACCTATGTTTGATATAGAGTATATCTACCTCCAACTCCGAGCAGTTTCTATTGGAGAAAAGCTGAATCCTGTAATCATTTGCCCAGAAACAAAAGAAAAAATCAAAGTAAGCATCAATATTGAAGACATTCATGTACAAAGAAACAAAAAACATACAAACGAAATAAAAATAACAAAAGACATAATTATAACAATGAAATATCCTTCTGTTAAAATCATGGAAGAAGTTAATAAACATAAATCTGATGATGAAAAAACCGTTCCGTTGTTTTATGCAATCATCAATACAATAGATCAAATAGAAACAAAAGATGAAACTCTTAGTAGTGATATAATTTCCAGAGAAGAACTAAAAGAGTTTGTAAACAACCTTACAAAGCAACAATATGAAAAGATAATCAAATTTTATGCGACATCACCGAAGATCGAACATACAGTAGAATATAAAACTTCAGATGGAGAAACGAGGGAAATCACACTCAGGGGACTGCTGGATTTTTTCAAATAGGGCTCAGTCACCTGAGCCTAATAGGATACTATACTCTAAACTTTCAACTTATGCAACATCATAAATATAGTCTAACAGAAATAGAATCAATGATACCTTGGGAAAAGGAAATTTATATTGCACAATTGGTGGGATATATTCAAACTGAAAATGAAAAGATAAGGGACAGAATGGCACAAAGAAATATGAAAAGGGGAATGAGATAATATGCCTTTACCAGATATAGAACCGTCATCCTTGGGAACTGGAATGTTTTCAAACAATAAAACACCACCGAGTGGTGAATTGTTCGATGGAATTAGTGGTGAAGAAGAACCAACAAATATAACAAGTGGAATTGGTGAGATGTTTAAAAATACATCTCTTGGGAATGATTTAAATGTTGATGATGATGAAGAAGAAGAAAACAAAAAGTTTGATAAACTTGAAATTGATAAAATTGAAATAAAGACTGCCGAAATAGGTAAACTTATAGTAGAAAGTTTGGTGACAAAAGACGAAGAAGAAAAATCCGAAGTTGAAGAACTTGAAGAGGCCAAAAAAGAAGAAGCAGTCGAAAAAATACTACCAACCATTGCAGAAGAAGCAAAAGATATTCCGTCTATTATAGGCGAAGATTCTGATGAGAAAAAAGCACTTGGTGATGCAACGCAATTAGACATAACCAAATCAACAGAACCTATGGTTTCTAAAGATGTAGAAGAACCATCTGCTGTTCTAGAACCTATGGTTTCTAAAGATGTAGAAGAACCATCTGCTGTTCTAGAACCTATGGTTTCTAAAGATGTAGAAGAACCATCTGCTGTTCTAGAACCTATGGTTTCTAAATCTGCTGTTCTAGAACCTATGGTTTCTAAAGATGTAGAAGAACCATCTTCTGTTCTAGAACCTATGGTTTCTAAATCTGCTGTTCTAGAACCTATGGTTTCTAAAGATGTAGAAGAACCATCTGCTGTTCTAGAACCTATGGTTTCAGAAACACCAGAAGAAACTGCAACTGTTCTAGAACCTATAGTTTCAGAAACACCAGAAGAAACTGCAACTGTTCTAGAACCTATGGTTTCTAAAGATGCACTAGAAGAAGATAAGACAGAGGCAACAGAAGAAAAATCAGGGATTATGGATACTCTATGGGATAATAGTCCGATTGGAATGATTTCCAACCTCTTTAAAGGAGATGATGAAGAAACGGCAGTCACCGATGGTCAAATGCAAAAAGAACAACCAACAGAAGAAAAACCAGGGATTATGGATTGGGTAACAAATCCTCTTGGTACTGGAATGGACATGCTTTTTGGTGACGATGAAAAATCGACACCAGAAGATGATACGGATGATGTTCTCATCGACATTAGAGACATTATATCTGAATTTGATTTATCTGGGGGAAGTGATGTTTCAGAAAATTTATTAGAAGAAACAATAACTCCACCAACAGAGGCAACAGAGTCAACAGAAGAAAAATCAGGGATTATGGATACTCTATGGGATACTAGTCCGATTGGAATGATTTCCAACCTCCTTAAAGGAGATGATGAAGAAGTTTCAAACCAAAAAACGAACACAGAAACTGTCACCAATAACACAGAAAATTTAGAATCTCAAACGAAAACTATTGAAGAAAATGTTGAATTAAAAACCATAGAAGATGCACAATTAACTGTTCCGCCAAACATATCCGAACAGCAAAATAAGCAACAAGGAAAATCATCATTTTATTCCCAACCAAACCAAAACACAACAAGTCCCCCAGCGGACCCAGGTCCAAAATATACAAAGAACCCACCACCACCTGTTCCAGTAGGAAAAAGTATTAGTAAAGAATTGCAAACATATATTATGGTACCGCAATGGCGAAGAATGCTTGGATAAAAGAAAAGGAGTCCCGAAGGACTCCTTTTTCATTAGAAGATAAAACCAGTCTACTCGTTCGCTAACTTTTCAAAATATGATAGAGCATCTGTATCTTCTTCCGTTTTGGGTTCGACGGCTGACGGTGCAGTTGTTGGTGTAACATCTTCAGCAGTCGTAACTGTATCTGATGTTGTTTGACGAATATCGGCACCGAGAGTTGCATCTCTACGAATTTTCAATTCATCATATGTCTTGAAATTTCCTGTGTCAGTAAATTCTGCAAGTTTATATTCTGTACCCCAAAGGTCTTCCAACCATTCATCTGTACCTTCCATCAACACCGAAGTGGATTCAAATTCACTCTTATCGTAGTTGATATAACCGGCAACCTTACGAACTTTTAGTTTGAAGTTCGCACCTTGCCAAAAATCAAATGGATTGATTGCTTCTTCATCGTCAAATTCTGGGTTCATTGCTTCGTTGATTTTATCAAAAATCTTCTTACCAAATTTGTAAAGAAACACTTTACCTTCATTTTGAGGATTCGCAGGATCACTAACAACCATAATGTTTGACACATAATGCAAACGCCGTTTGCGGTTTCGTGCAATGTCCTTATCCTTTTCAATACCACTATTCCAAAGTTCGGAGTTGCTTTCGCATACTGGACATTTTTGTCCTAGTGTGGTTGGACAATTTTCAATGAACCACCCACCCTTACCTTGGAAACCGTGTGAATAGTATTTTGCCCACGGCAAATCTTCTCCATCCACTGCGGGAAGGAATCTAATTACAGCATAACCGTTACTGGACTTGTCCAACTCTGGACGCCAGAAACGGTCATCTTTGAACGATTCTTTTTTGTTTGTTTCTTCGATCTTCTTAGTCAACTCATTAATACTTGACTGAGAACGCTTCTTAAAATCTGCAAATGACATATTATGTCTCCTTATTGTTTCACGGAACTACCGTGTTCTAAACTCGGTGAGGAACTCCCTCACCACAACTTGTATTTTACTACAAAAATTCCAATTGTCAACTACTAAATTGGAAGTTTTGCATCATTTTCTTTAAGAATGTTGATGTCTATTCCTTCTACTCCGACCTTTTCTATAATTGGTTGGGATAAAAATTTGGCTGCTATCTGGGGTTCTACCTCAAATAACTCACACATATGTAGAATGGCATCAATATATGTACCGCCATTCTTTCCTACATATTTTTCTACAGACTTCACAAAATCATTTTGAATATTATTATTATCAAATAGCATATTTGGACGGATTCTCCTTCATAAATATAAACACTCTATCTTGTATATATAATATAACAGAAATACTATTCAAATCAATGAAAATCTGGAGATTTCAGTAAAATGACAGACATTACATCAAATATTACAATCGGGATCGAAGGCAATACTGCCAGCATGAGTACCGATTACGGTACGGACGGATACGGATTAACCGCAGCACATGTTTCCCTTGCAAAGCTTGTTTGGGGAGATTATACACAGGCTAAACGAGTAACACTTAGTGATCCTCTCCCAATGCAATTTGCAGGACAAACCGGACCAATAACAATAACGGGTAAAATTGGAGGCGAAACTAACGCATCCTTTGCCATAAAAAACCTCGGTGAAGATGGTGCATTATCTGGTCTACACTATATTGCTGTTGCCGGTAATACTACTGGTACAGAAATGGTAGGGATTACTGGTCAGATTCAGGGCATGGTTGACGGTACACCACTAACAATAACAGGTGATGTTG